GAAAAACTCTTTCATTTCTTCAGGGGGGACCAGGGTGCCTCCTTCTCTCATTCCCTGGAGATCCACACCCTTCTCATTAAATATCTCTAAGATTTCCTCTTCAGTATGCTGACCTGCATCCTTTAAGATATTATAGTTTCTTAGTATGGTGCTATTCTTCATTCATTAATCCCATTTTAGGTTCGCCTGTACTTCTTTCTTACCAGTAACTTTTTTCTTCCTCTTCAGTTTTAATTTTAGATCCCCTTCACCTTCTTCAATAGATGCCTGGTTCGCTAAATTATAAGCCTGTTTCATACTGTCAGGTGACATTGAATTATACAGGTCCATTATCCTTTTCCTTCTTGCTACTTTTCTCTGGACATCAAACTGACTATCTCCAGGAACAGGATACATAATCATCCTAAACTGGTGTAGTTCTTCTGCCCTGACAGTTGCACCTGAAAAGAGATATGCAAAACCCTGGGCACCACCCATATAGATACTCTCTGCAGATCTAGCTGGACCAGTAAATGGATTGAATGGTGATCCTTTCATTGCATATTGCATCCAGGCTTCAGCAGATGGCATTTCAGTTTTTGTATGGTCAAATTCCGGGTGCTTTTTAGCTAATGCTGCTATATCCTCTTCCGACTGAGCAATCTGACCAAACTTAAATCCAGATTTCTGCTGTTCAGGTCCAGGTAATCCTGTCCCTTCTTGCATCCACTGTTCGATAGATGGATCTTTCTTCCATCCCATTTTGGTCATTGCTGATTCACTTAACCCTCTTGATTTACCAAATTCCCAGGGGGTCTGGAATGATTCCAATGGTCCAGCAAACATTCCCATCTTCTGCTTTTCCCCATCCTTTACAACTCCCTTAACAAGTTCACCCTGCTGTAGCATCTTGTAATATTTCCGGTAGTTACTTGGAGACATTTTACTACCCTCCTGTGATCCCTTAAACAGAATTCCATTCAATGTTTTAGTATCAAGTTTGAGATCACCAATACTGTCAGCAGTAGTTTTAACTGTAGTCTTATATTCCCCATTTTGAGTGATAAGAGTATGCCCGGTAGGGTTACCAAAATCATCAATAATTGGTTTTGTCTCTACTGCACCAGGTGTAGTTTTTAACTGGGAGACTATATTCATTGAAGCAGCAACTGCTTTTTCTGGGGAAGTTGCATATAGTTGTTGCAACATTGGAACTGAATCAATGAATTCCTGTCTACCTGAATTTCTTAACAACTGGAGAAGTTCCGGGAATGACTTATCTCTATTCTCCCTCTCCTGCTTTAACCTATTTAGTTCATCTTGTTCATTCTTGAATTTCTGGTTCTGAATTCCCTGATCTTGCAATGCAGTCAGATGAGTGTAGTAATCTTTCCTCTGGTCTTGTAAATTCTGGTTTTGCTGCTGATATGCCTGGAGACCAAGCAGCCCACCTCTTGCCATGTTGGTTGGGTCAAAACCACCCCCTTCAGTTACCCATCCTGATGTATCCTCTGGTTGACCTAATATCCCAAGACCACCTGCTAATAAGCCCATTGCAAGAGGTGATGGCCCAGAAACCCACTTCTCAGGATGCCTTTCCCCCTTTTTATTTGTCCTCATTGCATATTCTGGATATTGTTCAAAAATTGCCATTTTATCACCATTCGTCATCAGTTGCTTGGTTCATGCCCCATTGCATTACCATCTGGCGCAGGGCATTATTAAATTTTTTATCCTTTTCCCAACCAGGTTTATCAGCATTAGAATTATCAGCAAGTAAACCGGGTTGTTCTTGTTTAATTGGGGTTGGATTATTTAACCAATCATATAATTTGTAATCTGTCTCAGTTGGAACAGGTGCTTCACTAGCTAATAACCCAGGAAGAGGTTCACCAGTATCTTGTCCGGGGCCAGACATTCCTGTAACAGAGTAAGGAAGATCTGGAGAAAGATGTCTGTTTGGGAAACGTGGTACTGAATTATCACGATCACCAACCCGATACATTGCTGATGCCATTTGTTCTGGAGTTTGTTCAGGGAAAGGGATACTAACACCTGCTATTGATGGGTCATCAAATGGTATACTTGTTCCTGCAGAGTTAGGAGGTATTAAATTCCCTTCCATATCATAAACAGAACCCTTACCTTCACTTGGAGGAGTTTCCAGAGGCCCTCCATAAACTGGGTTTCCATCAAGACCAACTGGGAATTCTCTGAAAAAGTTTTGTGCATAATAATCTGTATCCTTCCCTGTAAATTCTGGACCACCCATATCACCAGGTCTTGGAGTAACTCCCGGCATTTGATTTTGTGCTGCAGCTACATTTGGATCTACTCCACCAGTCCATCCACCTGGTGGTGGTTGGGTGTATTGCTGAACCTGCTGATTTGGGGGTAGTCCTTCTGGACCTGCATATGGTTGTCCTTCAAACATAAAATTCTGACCTGGGATAGCATTAGCATATGCTTCCCGGAATCGTCTTGCTCTATCAGAATCTTTAGGTGATGCATAATAATTCATATTTCCTTTTCTACTGTTTTATACCATTAATGACCCTGCCATTAATCCATATCCCAATGTTTTTTCAAAATTAGACTTACCCTGACCAGTTTGAGTGCCGGTTGTAGTTGAAGTGGTCTGCCAGGGAGTTCCAGTAATACCAGCCATCCAATCTCTACCCCACTGATCTTCTCTTGTATTGCGATCATCCCAGTTACCCTTCAACCAATTTTTACCGGCAATATCTTTATTGTCCCAGTAGTTACCATAATTACCCATTGCAGTATTAACATTTAAGCGATTAGTAGGATCACCCATTCTTCCTGCAGCATTCATTCTCATATTACCAAAACCTAGATTAGCTTGATTGTTGGCATTGGCAATTGCAATATTTCTATTCATATCTTGTCCCATCCAATTCATACCTTTATCATAGGAATCGGCATCTATTCTTGTTGCTGCTGTTAAATAATCATCCATTGCTTTTGCACCACCAACACCTTCTGCAACTCCATGTCTAGCCCCACCAAAAGCATTCTGTCCTGCTGCTCCTGCACCAACTTTATTCTTCATCATTGCCAGGGATTCTCCATAATCCTTTTTTAAATGGCCTTTCATAGCATCACCATAATTAGACTGATAAGGACCTGGGCCTCCTGCTCTATTCATTGCAGCTATTTGATCTGGAGACATTGCCCCAACGGCACCATAAATACCCTGCTCCTGATCCCAGAATCCACCTGGCGATCCATATTGACCACTTATTGTATTTAACCCCTGTCCCTGATTCTGCTGCCATGTATTGGGACCAGCAGTAAATGGATTAGGACCTTCATAACCTGGGGCACCTGCATTTATTTTATTTTTCATCCAATTTTGCCAATCGACACCTGCTGCCTCACCGGCTGCCGAACCACCTGTTGTAGTATTTACATTTGTTTTAGTCCTGGTTGGCCTATCTGAACTAAGAAAATTTGTGAAATTATAACTCATGTTTCCTCTTATGGTGCGTATGGATTTCTTGATGCTATTGATGGTCTTCCATCTGCATCAAGTTGTGTTCCGGTTAATTTAGTTAATGATAAAATTGGAGGATTATAATAAGAATGAGTTCCAGTACCTCCGTCTGTCCAAGCAATCCGACTACCCCCTTTAGAGGCCGAAATAAAAAAGTCCATCACTGCTGGAGTATTTACATAATAATCTGTTTCTATAGCTAACCCTGTTGGTAGTGTACCTGTAGTGGTAAATCTAATACGTTCACCACTATGTAAACCATGTGATGCTTTTTCCAGAACTAAACTACCACCCCCATCACCCGAACCAGTAAGTGCAGTTTGTGATATTGTACTTACTCCTAATTTAAACCAGTCACCATCTCCATCCTGGAGACAAATAGATCCGGTGGTTAAGAAATTATCCTGATCTAGTTTAAAATTTTGAGCATCTGCTTTTGTTAATTCTTCATGCATTACTGCCTGGGAACCAACATCAAATTCATGAGTTGGTGGTGGTAATATCATCTTTTACCTCCCTGGCTTATTCTTGCTCGTATATCCCCAATTTCCCAAAACTGATCAAAACCGGATTCAACCCGATAAGTAAATTGTCTACCCTGTTCTCTAACATCCGTATACCCATCAGTAGCTAAATTATAATTTGATGATGTTGATTCAGTACCATTAGGTGTGTAGGATGTCTTAAACTTAAATCTGAGACCATTATCTCCTACTCCTGCAGTATCTGTTATTAATTGTGAAATATTTGCAACATTATCACCATCCCCAATCTCCATCACTGTCTCAGCAAAACAGAGTCCCACATCATCTGTTGCATCTGTCCCAGTTACCAGTTTCCTGTCAAAATCAGAAACATCTGCATTTGTTGTTGCAACCTGACTTGTTGTCCTTTTACCGGAAGAATTACTAATTTCATGTTCGTAAATTGTCCCATCATCTGACATCCCAATCGGTTTATCAAAAACTCCAGGTGACCCTGTTGCAAATGCAGTCCGACATAATTCACCAATTGACCACCAACCTTCCGCATAATTATACGTTGCATATTTTAAAATCTCATCAGAATCTGATGATGCATACCACCACGTAACCTCAAAAAATTCAGGGTTAATAGAAGCATAAATTTTACTGTCTTGGACCCGATTGATGTCTTTAAATATATGATCCTGGACATCACATTGCAGAGGTTGAACTGTACCCTGATATGTAAAAAATCCACCCTGGCTCATCCAGAATGCTTTATCACCCACTGCAATCATTGACCGATTTGAAATTGCTCCACAAGCATCACCAATCTTTTTCCTACCATATACATAAGGCATTCCAACCCAATCAACTGCATGAAGGTCTGTTGTTGTCCATATCAGAATTCTATCTCCAACTGTTTTTCCAGCCATAATTGAACCTGCTGTATCTATCTCAAAAGATCCTGCCTGGTTGGTTGCGGATGGTGCCCATGATGCTGCTGTAGTAATTTCCTCTACATCACTCCATTGTATCTTCCTATTGTTACCACCGGCACCTAACGCAAATAAATGTCGTTGTTTTGAAACCAAAATTGCGAGATTATTTGTTGGTGCATAAGTAAGTGCTAATGCATCTACACTCGTTGCACCAGTTGCATTTGGGTTCCATGTACATATTTTTCCATCTGCAGTTGATAATGCAACCAGGTGATCTCCCCATAGGTCAAACATCCAGCTTGATGCCTCTAATACCAGGGATGAACTACCGGCATTTTCACAACCAAATCTTCTAGCCCTAGCAAGAGTTACAGGAACAGAAGAGTTTGCAGGATCGGTTACTATTTTATTTGCATCATTAGCAGTATATTCGCTACTTCCACCACCATCAGTTGCATTAGATGAAGGTCCAAGTCTCATCGTTGATGCATTTGAACTTGAACTTATTGTGACAGCACAAACTCTATGTGACCCTGCTCTGTCTCCACCAGTTCCAGAATAATTTGCATTGTTAGACCCCCCATTTGCATCTGATCCATGTATTTCAATCTCATCTCCCACTTCAAATGGTAATGGACCAATTGGAGGAGCAGTTGTAGAACGTACTGCTCCTGGTTGGTCATTTGCGTTATAAGGCTTATCCGTAAGAGCAGTTGTCGTAGTGGTAATTGTATCCCAATTAGAAAAGGAGATATCCGTTGCATTCTCAACTGATGTTGTTATAGCAGACCCCCCAAAAGGCCCTGTCCCAAATCCCAGACCAACTTCTCCAGATTCATTACCTGGGACAAGACCGGCTGGAGTTATACTCACTGCAGTTCCAGATAATGATGTGAAAATGTAAAGGTTTGAATTGGTCCCAATTACCAACCATCTGTCTCCGGTTGTATCTCTCCATGTTAGCATTGCCCTTCCAATACCGGAAATTGTAGAAGTTGCATCAATTGTTTTTTCCCAACCCCCAAGAGGTTGTAATTTCCCATCTTTCCATCTTACCAGGTTGCAATCAGACCACCGGCCTTTAACTTGGTAGGGGGTGCCGTTTTTAAATACCCCTGGAGGGGGTTGAAATGGTATCAGTTTACCCACTTATTCTCCACTTATTACACTTTAGCGTAACTACAGTCTGTAGTTCCTTTACCTTTTTTTCGTTCATGTCCAACATCCACTCTGGCTCATAATTTTCTCTGACTGCATCAGTACTGCAATCGCAAAAAAGAATACGATCTTGGGAAAAGGGGTTTGCCTGATAAATGGCGTTTGAGCAGCCCATCCAAAGTTCCCTGATCTGGCTGGTCTTGTAAGTTCCAAGATAACCTGGAGAAGTCTGAGTAGTTTTGCTGCACCCACTCATAAGTGTTAATGTCAACAATAAGACCAGATTCCAACTCAAGTTCAATTTGCATTTCAAGCGTAACTCCATAGATTCGCATTCCCAGACTTCCGGGGTTTCGTGTCGACATGAACAAATCGGGAATTTCCCTTCTGCTGAATCCCAACAGAGAATCCCATTTCAATTGCCTTCTGGATAACTACCCTGGCCTGATTTCGTTCTGCCCTTAAATCTGCTGCTT